GGGGCGAGCTTTGACGGGTACACGGCGTGGATCAGGGAGATACGGGCGGCGCGGGAAGCGGTGAAAGCATGATCTTCCGGCCCGTACATCACATAAACCGCATCCATCGAAAGGTCGGCAGCATGGCCGCGATGGGTACGCCGATGGCCTGGTACTGCGCGAGCCGCATCGATAGCCCGATGACCCTAACGCTCGCGGGGCTGGCGATCTTCACGCTAGGGCTTATCTACGGGGCGCTATGGACGTGCGACAAGCAGCGGCGCGATTGGGGCGGGGATACGCTTGGCAACATGGCCGCGGGGACGGTAGGCAAATGGCTCACGTAGAAGCACAATGCCGGACGTGCGTGGGCACGGGACTAACGGATGCGGACGGCCTGCTATATCACACGGAAGCGGCGATATGCGTGACATGCGCGGGCACGGGACGGGAGATTATCGCATTCAAGTGGTTTACAGGGCGCGTTCCTGCGGAGGGCGTGGCGCTTGTGCATAGCGCGGTATTTACGGATACGATCAGCTACGCGGAGTTCGCCGGCGGGGCGTATCCAGGTGACAAGAAACAAACGGAGGGAACCGATGACAACTAAAGATAGCACCACGGCAGGCGCTACGCCCGCCAAGCGTGGCGCGGACGGCATAGCACACGTCACGCCGGCTACGATGCTCAACACGGCCATAGAGCGCGGCGCAGACGTGGACCAGCTTGAGCGGCTTATGGCGCTGCATGAGCGCTGGCAGGCGGATAACAGGCGCAGCGCATTCATAGAGGCGCTTGCAGACTTCCAGGCCGCTATGCCGGCGATCCATAAGGACGGCGACGTATCCTACGGGAGCGGCGGCGGCAAGGTGGGCTATCGCTTTGCGAGTCTGCCAGCCATAGCGCAGGCCATACGCAAGCCGCTATCCGATGCCGGCCTGACGTATCGCTTTGAGTTTGCCAACGCGGGCGCGGGCGGTGAAATGCAGGTTACTTGTGTGCTAACCCATACGGGCGGTCACGCGGAGTCTACTTGCATGGCCGCCCCGCCCGATACATCCGGCAGCAAGAACGCGATCCAGGCGGAAGGCAGCACGGCCACATATCTCCAGCGGTATACGCTCAAGGCGGCGCTCGGAATCGTGGACGCGGACGAGGACATCGACGGGCGCGGGGCGGGTATGGGCGCTGGCGCGGAAGTGATAACCGAGGACCAGGCCGACCAGCTCCGCAAGCTGCTCGCGCAGACGCCGAGCGGCACCGGGCAGAAGCTCTTAACGTGGGCGCAGGCCGAGAGCATTGCGGATCTACCCGCGAGCATGTACGCGGAGGCCGTGGCAACGGTGAAGCGGAAGCTAACCGCGGCGGATGAGGAGTTGCCCTTATGACGCCCACGCTACACGATCCGCCGGCAGAGACTACCCTTGCCGCGCTCGGAGTCCAGGGCACGCGGCCCGATGCCGTCGCGCTAACCTGCGAGCAGAACGGCGCGGAATGGTTTACCGCCCGGCTAGGCATACCGACTGCCAGCGCAATAGCCAACGTAATCACGGGCAGCGGCGAGGCCACGAAGGGCCAGACCCGCAAGAGCTATATGAACGGGCTGATCGCGGAGCGCCTAACGCGCAGCGTTGAGATGCAGCATAGCACGCCGGCAATGGAGCGCGGGCATCTGCTAGAGCCGCGGGCACGGGACTGGTACGAGTTCACTACGGGGCGCGACGTGCAGCAGGTCGGCTTCGTATACGGCGATGCGGAGCATAAAGACATCCTCTCGGCTAACATCATCACGAGCGACTCTATCGCCGGCAGTCAAGATAGTGAACTTTTCGAGAAGATCATCACGAATACCGTTTCATACGGATGCAGCCCTGATGGGATATGCGGGGATCGCACAATACAGATCAAGTGTCCTATGCGGCGGGGCATGATAGGCACGCTCCTGCGCGGCAAGTTACCCGCCGAGTACGTCTCGCAGATTCAATGCGAGATGCACGTATGCGGCGTGGATCTATGCGACTTCGTACTATTTACGCCAGAGCCGCACATACCCTCGCAGATATGGACGATTGCCGCGGACCCGAAATGGCAAGCAGCATTCCCGCAGGCGATAGCGGACTTCTGCGGGGAGACGACGGCGGCGTATGAGCGGGTGAAGGGGATGCTATGAGCGGCAGCAACGGGAACGGAAGCTATGCGGAGTTCTTGGAAGCGAAAGCGCAGATAGGCGGCAATCACGGATTCGATCCGCTATGGATGCACGATGACCTATTTGACTTCCAGGTGCATCTAGTCGAGTGGGCGCTACGCAAGGGCCGCGGGGCTATCTTCGCGGACTGCGGACTCGGCAAGACGCCTATGCAGCTAGTATGGGCTGAGAACGTAGTACGCAAGACTAACCGGCCCGTGCTAATAGTCGCCCCGCTAGCCGTATCCGCGCAGACCGTGAGAGAGGGCACGAAGTTCGGCATAGATGTACGCCGCTCCGATGATGGCACGGCCATGCCGGGCATAGTGACCACCAATTACGAGCGCCTACACTTATTCAACCCGCATGACTTCGCCGGCACCGTATGCGATGAGAGTAGCGCGATCAAAGCCTTTCACGGGAAGCGGCGCGAAGTAGTAACGGATTTTATGGTAAAGCAAAAGTACCGCCTGCTAGCGACGGCCACGGCTGCGCCTAATGACTGGATAGAGCTTGGCACGTCAAGCGAGGCGCTAGGGGAATTGAACCGTACTGACATGCTTTCCCGCTTCTTTAAGAATGACGAGAGCACAAAGGTCGTCACGTCATCAGCGAAGTGGGTAGGTCAGAACGCGGACGGCCGCCGCGATCCAGGCTGGCGGCTAAAGGGCCATGCCGTTGAACCGTTCTGGAGATGGGTAGCATCATGGGCGCGGGCTATGCGTTCGCCTGAGGATCTAGGCTTCGATGGTTCGCGCTTCGATCTTCCTGAGCTAACCGTTAATGAGCATATGATTGATTCGGTCAACCCGGCCGAGGGGATGCTGTTCAACATGGTAGCGATAGGGCTAGCCGAGCAGCGCGACGAGGCCCGGCGCACTATCAACGAACGATGCGAGCGCGTGGCGTCATTAGTCAATGATACGGGCGAGCCTGCTATAGCATGGTGCCACCTAAACGCGGAGGGTGATCTGCTGGAGAAGCTGATACCCGATTGCGTCCAAGTGGCGGGCGGCGATTCGATAGAGCATAAAGAGAAAGCCGTCGAGGACTTCATTGCGGGCAACGTGAGGGTGCTTGTGAGTAAGCCCAAGATATTCGGATGGGGATTAAACCTACAGCATTGCGCTCATATGACCTTTTTTCCCACGCATAGCTACGAGGCATACTATCAGGCCGTGCGGCGCTGCTGGCGATTCGGTCAAGAGCGGCCCGTCACGGTAGACATAGTAACCACGCCGGGCGGGCATGACGTTATGTCTAATCTACAGCGCAAGTCGGACCAGGCCGCGGAAATGTTCGCTAGCCTAGTGCGGCATATGCACGAATCGGAAACGATACAGAGAATAGAATACGAGTGTATTAACATGGAGGTTCCGGCATGGATGAGCGGCAGACAATAGGAGATAGCTACGCGCTTTATAACGGCGACTGCATGGACGTGATGGGAGGTATCAACATGGAGTCTATCCCGTTCTCTATCTACTCTCCGCCGTTCGGCGGTATCTATATGTATTCCGGTGACGAGCGGGATCTTTCCAATCACGCGCATATGGATGACTTCTTTGATCACTACGGCTTTATAGTGGACAATATCCGCCGCATAACGATTCCAGGGCGCATGACGGCTGTACATTGCACCGATATTCCGCGGGGCGGATATGGCAATCGTCTATTCGATCTGCCCGGCAAAATCATCAATCTACACGAGGAACACGGGTTCCATTATGTAGCACGCTATCATGTATGGAAGGAGCCGCTAACGGTACGCAATCGCACTATGATGAAGTCGTTACATCATAAGACATTCTGCGAAGATACGAGCCGATGCGCGGCGGCCAATGCCGACTACCTTTTGATATTCAGAAAGCGCGGTGATAATCCGATACCCATTGAAAAGCCTAACGGAGTTCTGAAGTATGCCGGCGAGCGAAAGCCGCCCGCAGATACGCTCCGGTTCCGCGGATGGAAGGGGAACCAGATAGAGAACCGTTATAGTCAATGGGTCTGGCAGCAGTACGCTAGCGCCTTTTGGGATGACATACGGCTTGACCATGTAGTGCCATTCAAGGAAGCGCGTGAGGATGACGACGAGAAGCACGTACACCCGCTCCAGCTTGACGTTATCGAGCGAGCTATAACCCTATGGAGCAATCCAGGCGAGACAGTATTCACGCCGTTCATGGGCGTGGGCAGCGAGGCATACGTGGCCGTACTTGAAGGGCGCAAGGCCGTAGGCGTGGAGCTGAAGACCGCCTACTACAAGCAGGCCGTCCGCAACGTAATCGAAGCGGCCAGCGGATACAGCAACGGAGAGCAGGAGCAGCTATTCCATGACCAATCCGCTTGACGTGCTAGCGTTTGAAATGGCCCGCGCCGAGGAGAAGTTCGGCCCGATGAACAGCCCCGAAGAGGCATACGGCGCGATATGCGAGGAGCAGGCCGAGCTACTAGACGCGATCCGCTCGCACGATTGGCGGGCGGCCAGGGCGGAGGCGGTACAATTAGCCGGCATCGCTATGCGCTTCGCATTGAATCCGACCACGCATGAGATGACCGGGGCGTATCGCGGGACGCAGCGGAAGGCGAGCACATGAGCGCAGGCAATAACCAGATGACGTTCCTGGCGCGGAATGCCGGATTCACGGTCAAGAACCCGCGCAAGGCATGGCGGACCCGCAAGGCGATGAATGCGTATCGGAAGGGGCACCCGACCTGCGAGTATTGCGGCCGCAGTCCGATCCATGTGCATCACATCAAACCCGTGTCGCAGCGCCCCGACCTGGCGCACGTCCCGCAGAACTTCATCAGCCTATGCGCGAAGCGATGCCACCTGACGCTCGGCCACGCTGGGAATTGGAAGCATTGGGTCCGCAACTCACGCGAACTATGCATCCGCGCAAACATCGCCACGAAATCAGGCGAGGCAGGCGAGGCATGAGCGGCGGCGCATTCTACAACGAGCATGACAAAAAAGGAGCGCAATGGTTACGAGAATTGATAGCGGACGGATTGATCGCGGACGGGGTAGTCGATGAGCGGGACATCCGAGACATCGCCCCGGCAGAAGGCGCAAGGCTAGACCATGAATAAACACACAAGAGGAGTAAACGACATGCCAAAGACAGACGTACCCGCCGCTATGGCTCACATACGGGCGCTGTTCCTGTACAGTTTCAATACCGATCCCGCAGACATACTGGAAGCCGTCTACGGGGCGCAGGAGGGCGCATACATCGAGGAAAAGCAGCGACTGCTAAAGCTCGGCATCATGCACTTCTGGGGCGGCCTGGACGACACGCACAGAGAGCGCCTGTTCTCCGCGGCGTGGGATAAGTACGGGAAGGAAAGCGGGCGAGCATGAGTAACCCGCGCCAGCCTAAGCCGAGCGCCGGCCACCCGTGGCGCAAGGCCATGTACGCCGCCAAGCGGACTGACGGGCCGTGCCCGGTATGCGGCCGCGAGTACATCTATAAGAGCTGCTACGGCGGCGAGTGCGCTCC